CAAGCTCTATCCCTAGGCCCTAGATGTTAGTCTAGGGAACCCACCTCCGTTAGGAGGATTTCGCTACCCCTCACGGGGTAGCATACTCGGCGTCACGCCAATTCGTGTAAGAATAGGTGTGATAACGAGGGTACCGCTTTCGATCGGACAGGTTTCAGTCTGAGCTGAGGTTTCTTATGCTCATCCTTGACCTTCTGGGAGGTTACAACCCCCTCTCTAAGTTCCGGTCGATCCCATGTGGTGTTTAACCAATGCAGATATCCGCCGTAACCGGTGGATTCCTTTTCTCGCACCTCCAGGAGTCGCTTTGACGGAACGTCATAGCTAACCAGTTGGTACTTGAATTGGAGATCTGCACCACCCCAAAGACACTGAGGCACTAGACTCTTCAGCCAAAGCCATATGGCCTCGACTGACGGATCAAGTATACCCAACCCAGGGACCTCGGCCCATTTTCGCAGCTTGTTTGCCGCTTGAATGAGATCCGGGATCGTCCGAATGGGCGCCTTAATGTAGAAAGGAGTTATATCGGTTCCATCGTAATAGTGCCCGCCACAACTTTCTCTGAATGGTCCCTCAGCAAACGATTTCTTGGTGTTAACCTGGAAACCGAAGTAACTGAGGACCCAGACGAAATAGTCGTAACTGGAACTGGGGACGATTAAATCATCCCCGTAAACAGAAACGATACCTGAGATCCCTCTGAAGTAGGTCGTGGTCCGCGCAAGAGCGTAAAAGAGCAAGCTCTCGAGCTCAAACGTAAAACCATTACCCATTGAAGAGAACATCTCATTCCTGTGCTCCTCACCATCAATGATGGTGACGGGACTCCTAACAGAGTCAAGAAGGGTGAACCAGCACTCGGGTAGAAGTAATTCTACAAGCCCACGGCTGACGGAATCGCTCGCACTTGAGAGATCAAGTGTAGCTAACTCGCCAGTAATGGACCCTAGCCGAGCCAACGATCGGTTTCTCGACTGATCGTGGAGGTTTATGCCGATTCGGCGTAGGCACCTATCGAAATAGGTGCCGATTCCCCTTTGAAGCCACATATTAATGTCGGGCTCTTTACAAGCACAACGATCAATATCGGTTTTCTTGGGAACGGTAAACATAACGTTACCGCGGACAACACGGAAAACCGTGTCGGCCGACACAAGATCCCATCCTGGTATCTCATCGAGGAGATCCTCGAAGACTTCCCAGGCGGGTCCGGTGACGTCTGCTTTCCCGAGGTACTTACTTGCCGGATGGCTTTCAGTACGTGACCTGGAAGTCGACGCGCCTCCTGAAAACGCCCCAATAAGGGAGTCAACAGAAGCAGTCTCACCGATAATTTCTACGATGAGATTACGACAAAAGTTAACGAAACGATTGAACGGCACCCGAGGTAGAATATTATATTCCTCGGGGGTTAAAAGAAGCCGATCATTGGTCGCTTCGTTCTCTCGTTCGGTCGCGAGCCATTTGTTGATGGCTCGAACCCTGCGGACATCCGCAGGGTCAGTCGACTCGTCAACGTACTCTGAGAATATCGAGGCCTTTAAGTGGTCAGTTTTCACTGACCCCGGAAGGGCCATAATACGCTCGCGGAACATTGACGTCACTTCGGGTGGGACCGCTTTCAGTCCTGAGGACGATGCGGTTTTCCGTGGAGGTCGCATGAGGTAATCCTTCATGTGAGTTGTCTCGGTCATACTTGCCGAGCCAGACGAATGAGAGCATGATCACGGTGACACACATAAAGAGT